CGAGATACCGGTCGATCGCCGAGTTGATCGCAGGCGCGAGCGCGTCCGCCCACGCCTGCTCGGCAGCCGACGGGCTCGCGATCCGAACGAATGCGAGGCCGTCTGCTGCCGTCACCCATTCCACTAGGTCGCCGCGAGGCGGTAGATCGCGCTCGGGAAGTAGACCCCGGTGGCGCCCATGCCCCAGATCGCGATGTTGCGGCCGAGCTTGGCCACGTCATCGTCCTCGATCTGGAACGGCCCGTCCTCGTGCCACGAGGCCGTGGACTCGTTGCTGACGAGCATGTTGCCCGCGTTCACGGCCGCCGACTGGTACACCCGGATGCCCGAGATCACCGGGGCGAGCGTGCCGGCCGCGGTGCCGGTGCCGATCGCGTTGGTGGCGTTGACCGGCTTCACCGTGCTGATCAGCTTCAGGAACACGTCCGGGGCCGCGATCCCGAACTCGGCAGGAGCGCCGGTCTTGGTGAGGATGGCGCTCGATGCCGCGCCCAGCGCTGCGAGAATCTGGTCCTCGGTCGCGGTGGCCCAGGTGATCGTCTGGAGCACGAGGCCCGCGGTCCCCTCGATCGCGTTGATGAACGCGGCCTCGGTGACGACCGCGTAGGCGGCGGTGAGGATGCGGATGTACGCCTCGCGGTACGACGGGTCGGAGCGCCGCAGGAGCTGCAGGCTCACGTCCGAGCCGCCGGCATAGGTCTTGATGGCAGCCGTGCCCTTGAGCAGGTCGACGCGCACCGACACGATCTCGGACTTCTGTGTGGTCTGCTCGCCCACGATCGTGCTGAGATCGCCGTTGAAGTAGGGCCAGTCCACCGACATGCCCGAGCCCGAGAGCCCTTCGCGGCCCCAGGCGTTCACCGCCGGCCGGCGCTGCTCGATGATCCCCTTCACGGCGCCGAGGCCGCCCGACACCATCACGCCCGGGTTGTTCGTCGTGATCTGGTCGGCCAGCGCGCGGCTGTAGATGTCCCGGTACCGCTGCGGGTCGGCGTCGACCATCGACCACAGCTCGGCCACCGAGCGACAGGCGAGGATCGCCCGGTCGCCGTCGGTGGTGTGCGCCACCACCTCGCGCTCCGCGATCTCGCGGCGCAGCTCGGTGACGGCCGCGTTGGCGACCTCGCGCATCTGCACCCGGAAGTCGACCGGCTCGGGTGCGGTCTCGGCGGTTTCGATCATGCCTTGGCTCCTCACTGCCACGCTCGATGACTTGTAGGCGGGGATATGCGTCCCCGCGATGGCGACCAGCCGCTTGACCTGCCGGTGGACGACGCGCCCCTGCCCTTGCTGGACGACGCCGGGTGCGAACTCGATGGACGCGCCGTCGATGCCGGCCTTGACCTGCTCCCGGTACGCGAGCGCTCCGGGTGTCTCGAACAGGCGGCCCCGGTACGCCAGCTGCTCGGGCGTGTCCTCGAACGTGACGGCCCCGACCATCTCGCCGCCGTGGCGGGCGAAGAACGGGACCGGCTTGCCGTCTGCGAGCGCATCCCGGAACGCTCCCGCCTCGAACCGCTCGGGGGTGCTGCCGTATTCGGCCGTGTTCCCCGATTCCTCGCCGTACACGATCGCAGTGCCCTCGATCGAGCGCCCGTCGCCCTCGTCGCGGATCACCACCGCCCCCGGTCGAAGCTCCGTGGTCGATGTCATGCGCTCACCTCTACCGCCTGCGGTTCCGTGGGTGCCATGTCGCCCGGCGGCCCCTGCGCCATGGTCGACGTGCCGAGCAGGGCGTAGCCCTCGGCCTTGCGAGCCTCCTCGGGGGTGAGCCAGCCGGCCCGGATCGCGCTCTCATAGGCCGCGAAGCGAGCGCCCTGCTCGGCGCGCGTCAGGTGGGACAGGTCGAGGCTGATCCTGCGGCCCACCTGGTAGTCGCCCGGGAGGTAGTCACTGAGCGCGTCCCCGATCGCGCCCGCGTACGGCTCCAACGTATACCTGGCGAACGTGATCCCCTGGGCCTCGGTGGTGGAGTAGGTCATCGAGCCGTAGGCAGAACGGACGTTCACCATCGCGGGCGGCACCCCGAAGTAGCGCGCGATGCTGGCGCCCATGTTCTCCAGCGCCGAGTCCGCCTGGGTCGTGCCGAGGTCCGCGCCGAACGTCTCGGCCTTGACGCCGCGGGCGAGGATGGCCGGCACCGACGAGCCGAGGGCCCGCAGCTCCACCCAGCGCTCGCGCATCGCGTCCATCTGCTCGCGGGTCATGTCCTGGTCGGTCGAGAGCGTGATCAGCGGCGCGCCGCCGGCCTCCCACCAGTCACCCGTGTAGGACTGCGCCGCGTCGGCCGCGAGGAACGTGTCCTGGGCCAGGCGCAGGAGCGATGCCTGCTCCATCGTGAGCGACGGGAACATCGCCCGCCGCACGAGCTTGATGCTGTCGGGGCTGATCGGGCTGCCGTCCAGCAGCGGTTGCCCGTCGGCCGGCCACGAGAGGCGCGGCGGGGACACGGGCACGACGCTCCAGGGGACGCCTTCCGAGTCCTCGCCGCCGCGCGAGATGAGCGGACACACGTTGTACAGCGCCAGCGTGCTGGCGACCTTCCACAGCCACTCGCGCATCGTGAGCCGCTGCATCGGGCGCCTGGTGAGCCGGGACGGCGCCAAGGGGTCGGTGCCGCGCCACTCGTTCACCTGGGCGCCCGACACGGCGTCCGCGATCGTGCGCACGCAGGCGTAGACCACATCCACGCCCAGCACCAGCGCCTCGGACCCGCCGCCGCCGTAGCGCGGGAACGTGGGATGTTCCAGGCTCGTCTCGCGTCGGAAGATGACCGCGGGGGCGCGGTCGATCGTCAGCGGTGCCGGCGCCTCGGTGACGGAGGTGCGCCGTTTCTTCCCCACGGGCCGAAACTATGCACCCCTGTGACAGGTTTTGTCACTGTCTCACGGGCTGTCTCACTCTGTCTCACTCTGTCTCACGTGCTCAATTCGCTGTCTCACTCTGTCTCACCCGATGAACGGGCCCGTGGGCACGACCTCGCCGGGGCGCGTCAGGGCGTAGAGCGCCATCGATGCCGACACGATCGCATCGATCGCCGTGACGGACGCACGCCTGCTGAACTTCCAGCCGTCGCCCGCCTTCATCCGGCCGGCCCCCGCGAGCTGCTGCGCGAACAGGAGGCTGCCGTCGTGGCTCATGTCGCCCGACAGGACGTGCGCCTCGAGGTTCGCGGCGGCGCCCGCCATCTGGCGCGCGGTCAATCCGACCACCGGCCAGTCGGCCTCCACCGCGGCGCTCTCCAGGGCCGCCGCGATCGGAGCGCCGGCGTCGTAGACGATGCGCTCGGGGTTGTGCTCGTCGACCAGCAGCCGCAGCGCCGCGACCACCGTGGACGGTGACAGCGCGGCCGTGTCGGAGGGCGCTTCGAGGCTCGCCCCGACGCGCACGTGCGGTAGCCCCGAGCGGGCCGACACGTGCGCCACCACGATGCTCGCACGCTGCCAGCCGTGGCCCGTGTCGATCGCGATGGCGACCCGCTCCCCGACACCGGGATGTGGGGCGAGCGGGTCCGTCCGAGCATGCCAGTACGGGCCGGGGATGATGCTCTCCTCGGACACCGTCCAGAGGTTCAGCCGCTCGCGCGCCCATGCCCCGTCACCGAGGCGGGCCCGCTCATACGCGAGGGCCCGCGGCTGGAGCAGCTCGCGCAGCGACGGGTTGGCGGCGGCGATCGCGGCCGGGTCGTCGGGGCTCGCCCCTTCGGGCGCCGCCCACCAGAGCATGCCGTAGCCCGGGATCGGGATGCCCCCGGCGGCCGCGCGGACGCCCGTGTCGTACCAGTCGCGGAGCAGGACACTGTGCTGGCTCCCGGCGGTGGACAGTCCGACCAGCAGGGCCGAGCGCCGGGTTGCCATCGTCGGGAGCAGCGCGTCGAACACGTCGGTGCTGGTGTGGGTCGCGACCTCGTCGAACACCGCCAGGTCGACCGAGAGCCCGCGCAGGTTGTTGCGCGCCTCCCGTGACGCCACGTCGTAGTAGGTGCCGGCCGGTCCCCGGATGCCGTTGTACATCGTGACGTAGGCGCCGAGACCCTCCACGTCCACGAGCACGTCGTGGTAGATGCGCGCCGCCTGGCGCCGGTCGTAGGCAAGCCCGATCACGGTCTGCCACAACGGCCCTTCGAGCATGAGGCCCCAGTCGAGCAGCGCCCGCACGAGGGTTGACTTCCCATTCTGGCGAGCGGTTGAAACCGTGGCGTGCTTCCAAACGCCAACGCCCGAACGATCGCAGGCCAGCACGTAGCGCAGCGCGTAGCGCTGCCACGCCAGCAGCTGGAGGCCCACGTGCTCGACGGCCCAGCGCTCCACGAGCGGGCCGAAGGAGTGGGTCGCCTCGGCCGGCAGCGGCACCGCGTAGCGGGGCGGGATGGCGAGCTTCGGCAGCACCAGGCGCACCGGCCGTGGCGGCGGCAGGGGAGCGAGACGCGCGAGGCGTGCGGCGCGGAAGGCATGGCGGGTGCGCGCGTTGCGCCCGAGAACCGGGAGCCCGTCCCCCGGGGGAGAGACGGGCTCCCTGAGTCTTGCGTTGAGTGACAGGGCGTGTCCACTGCGAGGCACGCCCCGAGGCTACTTCTTCGAGCGGGTGGACTCGCCCTCGGGGGCGGGGGGCGGGGGCTCGACCTCCGGCACCTGGGGCGGCACGTTGCGCTCGCCCGCCTCCAGGGCGGCCTGCTCGGCCTGCTGGCGCTCGCGCTCGGCGCGCTGCTCAGGCGTCTCGTTGGCGTAGGGAGCCATGGGGTCGGTCATCGGGTCTCCTTCGGGGCGGATCGCGCCTCTACGGTCATCCTAGAGGGCGCTGGGGGCATCTACGGAGGGGTTCCGGGGCTACCGGAGACGTTTCGGAGCGAGAGG